ATAAGACAGATACAGTTAAAAACTGCCTCTGGAACTCCACGGCTAACTGTAACCGATGCAAGCGGTGGCGCCACAGTTCTAGATTTAGATTTTAATGCTTCAGATACTCATTCTGTTAACATTCCCGCTGAGGGAATTAAGGTTAGTGATATATTTGTTAGCACATTGACTAATATCACGGCAGTGACCTTTTTCTTTAATTAGGTGAACTGTGTCTAGGCGTAAATCAAAAATGCCGCCGCGCAACAAGAAAAACTTCCGCCCCACAAAAGCTGGGGCGGGAATGACTGAGGCCGGTGTAAAAGCATATCGTCGTGCTAATCCCGGCAGTAAACTTAAAACTGCTGTTACAGGCAAAGTTAAAAAAGGCAGTAAAGACGCTAAAAGAAGAAAGTCTTTTTGTGCTAGGAGTGCGGGTCAAATGAAAAAGTTCCCAAAGGCAGCCGCTAATCCTAATAGTAGACTAAGACAGGCTAGAAGAAGGTGGAAGTGTTGATGGCTACTAAGAAAGAAAAAGATCTTTTGCATGAATTAGATAAAAGATTAGCTGTCTTAGAAGACACTATGGATCGTCTCGAAACTAATCATTTGAGTCATTTACAAAAACAGATAGACAAGATTGATGCTCGCATATGGGCTATAATATTAGGAGCTGTATTACAGCTTGTTGGTATAATTTCAATATTTATAGGGATCAGTAATTAATGTCAGCACTTGGACTTAAAGCAAAACGCAAAATTAAAACAGTTGCAAATAAATTGAAAAAAGCATCTAAGGCACACGCGGGTCAATCTAAAATATTATCAGGGTTGTTAAAAAATGGGAAACGGAAAAGATCCAAAAAAAGGAACGGGTAAAAAGCCGAAGGGTTCTGGTAGACGTTTGTATACAGATGAGAACCCTAAAGACACTGTAAGTATAAAGTTTGCAACCCCGGCAGATGCTAGGGCAACGGTTGCTAAAGTTAAAAAAATTAAAAAACCTTTTGCAAGAAAAATCCAAATCTTGACAGTTGGTGAACAAAGAGCCAAAGTTATGGGTAAAACACAAGTGGCTAGTATATTTAAAAAAGGTAAAGAACAAATAAGGAAAGCGAGGCAAGCATGAGATCAGCAGTTAGAACTGGACCCAAACCATCTAAGCCAAAGGTCACATATTTTAAAAAGGGTGGAGCGGCTAAGAGTAAGGGCAGTAAAATTTGTCCAGCTGGTAAAGCTTGGGCTAAGAGAACTTTTGATACATATCCATCAGCTTATGCAAACATGGCAGCATCAAAATATTGTAAAGATCCAAACTATGCTAAAGGTGCAAAAGGTAAAAAATAATGGGCGCTCTTAAAGACTGGGTAAAACAAGATTGGGTTCGCATAGGAACTGATGGGAAAATCAAGGGAAAATGTGGGACATCAAAGGATAAAAAGAATCCTGACAGATGTTTACCTAGAGCAAAAGCAAATAGTTTAACACAAGCACAGCGAGCCTCTACTGCTAGGAAAAAGAAAAAAGCAGGTGCAAAGGGCAAGACTGTGGTTGGAAACACACCAGCCGCAAAAGTTACAAAAATGAGCAGTGGTGGTCGTGTTCCAGAAACAAAGGCTAAACGTCCTTTTAAGGGTAAAACAGGCTCTGGGACGGTCGTAGCAAGAGGTTGTGGCGTTGTCATGGCAAATAGAAGAAAAAAAACTAAAGGAGCAGTAAGCGCATAAAAAGGAGATTAAAATGCCAGCACATTCAAAAAAGAAAAAAAACATGAAGAAAAAAGGCTATTCAAAAATGCAAGCAGGCGGCGTAGCCGGGATGAAGAAAAAAGGCTTTTCTAAAATGAGAAGTGGCGGTGCAGCCGGTATGAAAAAGAAAGGCTATGCTAAGGGCGGCCCTGTCAAAAAGATGATGGGCGGCGGAATGGCTGGTATGAAAAAGAAGGGCTTTGCAAAAGGCGGAGCAATCAAAAAAATGAAAAGAGGCGGTAGGGCCTAGCTAATGCCCTATTTACAAAGTAATATTCCGCACTTCAAGTGTTGGGTGCGAAGAGAGTATACTCATAACCACGAAAAATATCATGGTGATTATTTGCACGCTATGGCGATTGCAGTCACTACTGTGCCTGATAGATGTTTGAGTTTTCAGATGATATTTACTGGTTGTGAGTCTGATTTTGATGATAGTACAAATGTTCATGGTGGAGCTATGTGGGCTAGGATGCCAATTACAGCACTCGTTGCAGACACTCCACTAGACAAATGGCCGGAGCCTATGCCCGTTCATTTGGTGCAACCTTGGGATTGTAGCTCACATCATCATTCGATTATAAAGTTTGATAGAACAAGCTCAAGTCCTTGGAAATGTAAGATAGATGGCAAGTTTTATACAGGTAAGTATTTGTTCACTGTAGACTATACAGAATCTGATATTGCTGACGATCCGGCTCAACACAAACAAAGTCATGTGATAGAATTAACAGAGGCTGGTAAATGGACAGGAAATATAGTAGCATTACCTAATAACAGGGTTCGTGCAACAAGCCCTGCCTTGTGGGAAACTGGAGAGGGAGCGCCTGATTTTAAACCTAGTCAGTGGATGCACAATGCAGAATGTGATAATAGTTATATGGACCCAAGTGTAACATTTGATAACTTATATAAGGATTAGACATGGCAACCTCAAGCTCCACTAATTTTGAATTAGATGTCGCGGATTACATAGAAGAGGCGTTTGAACGATGCGGTTTAGAAGTCAGAACAGGTTATGATTTAAAAACCGCAAAAAGGTCTATGAATTTAATGTTAGCTGAGTGGGCCAACAGAGGTTTAAATCAATGGACTATAGAACAACGTACACAAACTGTCACGGCAGATGATACTGATTACTCTCTTGGCACGGATGTAATAGATATATTATCAGCTGTTGTACGAAGAAGCGGCACTGATTTCAGTTTAAGCAGAATTAGTAGAGACAGTTATTTAGCCATACCAAACAAAACTTCAACTGGCAGAACTACACAGTTTTTTCTTGATAGACAAATAACACCAAACTTAAAAATATGGCCTGCACCAGAAAACAGCACAGATGTTATTGTTTACGATGCTTTAACAAGGATACAGGATGCGGACACAGCTGTTAACACATTAGAAGTCCCCTTTCGCTTTTATCCGTGTTTAACGGCTGGTCTAGCTTATTACTTATCGATGAAGAAAAACCCACAGCTGACACAAATGCTTAAAGTTATTTATGAAGAAGAGTTTGAAAGAGCTATGGGTGAGGATAGAGATAGATCTAGCTTTACAGTTACACCAGAATATCAGTACTTCAGGAGTAATTGATGGGTAGGTTTGCTTCAGGTAAATTTGCAAAAGGTATATCAGATAGATCGGGCATGGAGTATAGACTGAGAGATATGAAGCTTGAGTGGAATGGGTCTTTGGTTGGACCAGATGAATTTGAACGAAAGCACCCGCAATTAGGTCCTTTTAAAGTTCCTGTTGATGGTCAAGCCATAAGAAATGCAAGGCCGGATAGTCCTACAATTCCTGTAAACTTCTTGGTATTTACAACAAATCCAATAGATAAGCCTACATACAACGATGGTCACATACCAAAAAAACTTGAAAGTTTTGAGGTTACGGTTAGTATTGGTACGGTAACAGTGAGTGTAGCATGAGTTTTACATTAACAACATTAAAACAATCTATACAAGATTGGACAGAAAATGACGAATCAACTTTTGTCAATGAGTTAGATTTTTTTATAAAAAACGCGGAAGAACGTATACTTAAATCTGTTGACTTAGATTATTTTAGGAAAAATGTTACTGGAACAATGACAGCCAGTAATAAATTTTTACAAAAACCCTCCGATTATCTTGCAAGTTTTTCACTATCTTTTGTAAAAGACAGTGCTAATATTTTTCTTTTACAAAAAGATGTTAACTTTATACAAGAGTTTACACCAAATCCTACAACCACAGGTACTCCAAGATTTTATTCATCTTTTGATGTTGATAATTTTATCGTAGCTCCGACTCCAGATTCAAGCTATGCAGTAGAATTACATTATTTTTATAGACCAGCATCGCTTACAACAGATGACTCAGGCAGCACTTGGATTAGCACTAATGCTCCTGATGCTTTACTATATGCGTGTTTAGTTGAAGCTTATACATTTATGAAAGGCGAAACTGAATTAATACAGCTTTACATGGCAAGGTATAGTGAGGCTATAAGCAGGTTAAAAGTTTACGGCGAAGGTCAAGAAAACACAGACGCTTTTAGGACAGGTCTAGTAAGAATACCAAAGTCTTGACACTTATAAGATAAAGTACTACATATCTTATATGGAAAATAAAAGTGTGGCTATAGTCGGTCTCGGCAATAGTTTTTCAGAATATATATTAGCTAAAATTAGAAGCGAAACCTTTAATGAAGTTTGGGCAATAAATGCCATGTCTGGTGTTATATACCATGATAAATGTTTCATGATGGATCCACCCTCAAGGTTTTTAGATACACCTAATGCGGGAAAACAGACTAATATAATGGCAGAGAGGTTAAAAACAAAAATAAATGTTCCTATTTTTTCTTGCACCTTAGATGAGAGATGTCCAGATGTTGTTGAATATCCACTAAAAGAAGTGTTGCAAAAAACTAAATATGCGTATTTAAACAACACTGTTGCTTATGCACTGGCTTATGCTATAGCAGAAGAAGTCACTGATTTACACTTATATGGCATAGACTTTACACATAAAGCGATTAATTTTGCGGAGGCGGGTAGAGCTTGTTGTGAGTTTTGGTTAGCTATAGCAGTGTCAAAAGGAATAAAACTGCACATAGCAAACAGTTCTTCTTTGTTAGACACCAATGTTTCAGACGATCAAAAATTATACGGGTACCACAGATTAGATGATCCTTTGATTTCTACGACTTCACAGGGTGAAATGTTGATTACTAAAAAATCTAAATTAGAACCACCAGAGCCTTTAGATGCAACGCCAAATTTAATTGGCAGAGAAGACATACCCGGAATAACTTATGAGGAGAATAAAAATGTTTAACGTAGGAGTTTCACAGGCCGGAACAGTAAATGTAATGACTTCAGATAAAGGTGGTCTAACGAATGAACAAATAGCAGATTTAGCTGTTGACAAAATAGTTAGTATATCAGATCAAGCCCCTCCACATATTAGACAACAAGCTAATCAATTTAGAGAGCACCTCAAAAAAGTGTTATATCATTATCTTCTCTTGGCAAGAAAGGAAGAGCGTGGTACTATAATCCAAGCCTTAAGATCAAGTGGTCAAAAGGAAACGGCTGAATATATAAGGAGACTCTAATATGGCTATAGCACAAGCAATGTGTACTTCCTTCAAAAAAGAGTTATTAGAAGGTGTACACAATTTTAAAAACTCTGGTGGAGACACTTTTAAGTTAGCTTTATATGCAGAAGGTAGTGGTGGTAAATCATCTACAACTGCAACATTAGGAGCTACAACTACTGCATTTACCACAACTGGTGAGGTCGCCTCAAGTGGAACATACGCAACTGGTGGTGGAAGTTTAACAAGAGTAGATCCAACAACATCTGGTACTACCGCGTTCACAGATTTTGCAGATTTAAGTTTTACAACAGCAACAATTACTGCGATGGGAGCTTTGATATATAACAGCTCTGATAGTAACAAAGCTGTTTGTGTATTAGATTTTACATCTAATAAGACATCAACATCTGGTACGTTTACAATTCAGTTTCCAACTGCTGACGCTTCAAACGCTATTATCCGTATAGCATAGGTTAAATCCTTATGGCTAACGGCTGGGGACAAGGCACTTGGGGTGCCGTTGGATGGGGTGGTATTGGTAACACTTCTTTTGCTGTTACTGGTGTTGCTGGTACAACAGCCGTTGGAGATGAAGGAACTACTGCTGGATCTCTAGTAATAGAGACTGGTTTAGAAGCTACTGGTGCTGTTGGAACAGTAACAGCCAGTAGTATTTTTATAATTACACCTACAGGTGTTAGTTCAACCGCTTCTGTTGGCACCGTATTACCTAAAATACCTATATCTTTTGGAGTCACTGGTTTAGAAGCAACAACTGGATTTTTATCTGGATGGGGTAGTGATGCTTGGGGCGCACATATATGGGGTGGTGGTGTATTTGCTGATGTAGGACAAACTCTTACACCGACCGGGTTTGAAGCACAAGGTCAACTTAGTTCCCCCACAATTACAGGAACATGCACATTTAGTGTCACTGGTGTTCAAGGTGTTTCTGGTCTAGGTGATGAGGCAACTACACCTCAATCAAAAGCGTTTGTAACGCAATCAGCCTTAACTGGATCCGTAGGTAATACCACAGAAACTGGTACATCTTTACTTTCAGTCACTGGTGTCTCTGCTTCTACATTAATAAGTGGATATTCTGCTACAACAATAACATACACTGTAACTGTAGTAGGTGGTAATCCATCTAATCATCCTTACTATAATGTGGGGTCTACAAACAAATTTGCTATAGACGGATCAACAGCTACGGCAGATGTTACTTTAGATTTATTTGAGGGTAATACTTACAGATTCGATCAAAGTGATAGTAGTAATGCTGGTCATCCATTGAGATTTAGTACAACTGCAAACGGAACTCATGGTGGTGGAAGTGAATACACGACTGGAGTAACAACTAGCGGAACACCTGGAAGTGCTGGAGCTTACACAGAAATAACTGTGGCAACAGATGCTCCAACATTATATTATTATTGTTCTAATCATTCAGCGATGGGTTGGACAGCGAATACTCCTATTGTTTATAAGGTAGCAACAACAACTGGAGCACCAGTTACAACAGTTGTTGGAACAACAGCATTAGGCGATGAAACTGTTACTGGTAGTGCAGATATTGCAGTAACACTAGCTGGTTTATCAATTTCAGCAGGAACTCTTGCAATAACAGCAGGTTCTGTGTTATCTTTAACTGGAGTTAGTGGCACTGGTGCAACTGGTGAGGAGCAAGTTTATAGTTTAATTGAACCCACGCAAGTGGCGAACTGGGTAGAAAAGGCGGCATAAATGGCAACATATGTAAATAATCTTAGATTAAAAGAGATAGCCACAGGTGACGAATCTGGAACTTGGGGTACATCCACGAACACAAATTTAGAATTAATTGGTGAGGCATTAGGTTTTGGAACAGAAGCCATAACAACAAATGCAGACACACATACAACCACGATAGCAGATGGATCATCAGATGCTGGAAGAGCATTGTTCTTAAAATACACTGGAACATTAGACTCTGCTTGTACAATTACTATCGGCCCGAACACAATGAAAAGAGTGCATATTATTGAAAATGCGACAAGTGGCTCACAGAATATAATAATATCACAAGGCTCTGGTGCTAATATAACCATAGGACCTGGAGACACAAAGGTTGTTTATCTTGATGGTGCAGGTTCTGGTGCAGCCGTTGTGGATGCCTTTGTAGATTTAGATTTATCTGGTGGTTCTGTAAATGTTAGCACAGTAAAAACAAACTCTGGTGATATGACATTTGATTCTGCTGGAGACATTATACTTGATGCAGATGGTGCAGACGTAATATTCAAAGATGGTGGAACAGCTATTGCACACTTAACAAACTCAAGCAGTGATTTTGTTATAGAAACAAAAGTGCAAGATAAAGATTTTATAGTTAAAGGTGATGATGGTGGCTCTGGAATAACAGCATTGACCATAGATATGTCAAGTGCTGGAGCTGCAACATTTAACAATGATGTAACTGCTTTCTCTGATAAAAGACTTAAGACAGATATAAGTCCTATAGAAAATGCTTTAGAAAAAGTTATGCAGATGCAAGGTGTTTACTACAAAAGAAATGATGTAGAAAATGCTCGTACTCAAGTTGGTGTATTAGCACAAGACATGGAGGGTATTGTGCCAGAGGTTGTGTTGACAGCAGATGATGAGATGCAAACAAAATCTGTAGACTATGGTAAATTAACAGCAGTTTTAATGGAAGCAGTCAAACAACTTAGCAACGAAGTAACACATCTAAAACAACAAATTCTTAACGGAGGTTAATCAGTGGCAATACCAAGTTCTGGACAATCTTTAGCGTTTTCTGCACTAAGAACTGAATTTGTAGGTGGTTCTAGTGCAATCAGTCTTAGTGATCTGTATAGAGGTGGTTCTAACATAAGAAAAAAAGCTGGTAATAATCCTGCTACAAATCTCGCCGCTTCTGTTGCAACATCTGGTGCTATTGATGTAAGTGATTACTATGATCAAGCTAAAGGGTTTAGTTTTACATATGCAACTGGTTCTATTACAGAGTCAAATTTAAGTGCTCAGTTTGGTGATGACTATGCTGTAGATTATCCCAAAGTTGTAACTATACCAGCTAATACTACCCTTGGTGCAGACGATACTGCCGAGTATGGCTTAGAGATTGACTCTGGTGCTTCTGGTCCAATAACTATTACTAATAATGGAACTATTATTGGTGCTGGAGGAGCAGGAGGTTCTGCTGGAAGTGCTAATAGTGGTGGTGGTTCTGCTGGATCTGCTGGTGGTGACGCTATGAAAGTCGCTAGTGCTTGTACTTTTGTTAATAACGGAAGTATCTTAGCTGGTGGTGGCGGTGCTGGTGGCGGAGGCGGAGGCGGAAAAGGTGGCAACCTTCAACAGCAGCAACAACAACAGACTACAGGACAACAAGGTCCTCATAACGCTATACCTTATCCAACTTATCGATGGTCTATTCCTGCTTTATATAATAACCAAACCTCACCTAAAGGTGCTAGTATTCGATGGAATAACTCATTTATAGTAAATCAAACATCTCCGAGTGGTCCTATTACTCATAGCACTACTTCTTACAGTTCAGGGCAATATACATATTACAGAGGTTCGTATAGATTTTTAGAATATAGTTTTTCTGAAGAATCACCTAGTACACAAACATATCATTACGACATAAGAAGAACTTTTCCTCAACAACAACAATCACAAAACCAAGTAGGTGGACATAACGGTGGTGCTGGAGGAGCAGGTGGTTTAGGTAGAGGTTTCCAGAATCAACCTGGAGGAGACTCTGGTGCTGGTGGTTCTTCTGGTTCAACTGGCTCTGCTGGAAACGGTGGTGCTGGAGGATCAGGTGGTACTGGAGGTGGCTATGGTTCAGCTGGTGCAAGTGGGAGCAATGGATCAAACGGAACAAACTCAACAACTAGTGGTGCAAGTGGAGGATCAGGAGGAGCAGGAGGAGCAGCTGGATTAGCAGTTGAAAGAGCTTCACCAATAAGTTTTACTTTTACAAATAATGGAACGGTAGCAGGAACAGTACAGAGTTAAGGAGTACATAATGGCAACATACGCATGGACAATAAATAGATTGTATACCAAAGATATTACTGAAAGTGGTACAACATATTCAGATGTAATACTTAGAGTTGAAGCAACACTTACTGGAACTAGTGAAACAGTAGGTAGCATAACAGCTTCAGGTGGTTTTGACTTAGATATGAATGTTACTGGTTTATCAAATGGCTTTGTAGCGTATGGATCTGTCACAGAGGCAAATGTAAAAACATGGGTAGAAAACAGAGTTGGTTCTTCTACGATAGCAGATATAAAAGAACGGATTGAAGGTGAACTTGAGTTTCAAGAAAGAGTTAACGGTGGAGTTCCAAAACAAGATTCAGAAGGAAATGCAACTTTTCCTTGGTAAGATTTTTCTTGAATTATCTTATTAGATCGCATAATCTCTCATTATGAATAAAAAAATAAATTGTCTAACAGACTCTCAAGTTGAGTTAATTTTAAATCACATTAATTATGTGATCGATCATAAATTTGTTACTAGAAATCCAAACGAAGGTGAGATGTTTTCTGACACTTGTCAAATGTACGGTGATCCTCCGATAGAAAATATATTACATTACATTAAACCAAAAGTTCAAGAGGCGTATGGTAAAGAATTAGTACCTACATATTCATTTTGGAGAAGATATTTTAAAGGTCAAGACTGCCCACCTCACAAAGACAGACCTTCATGTGAAGTAAGTATTACTTTAAACTTAGGTGGTGATGGTGGAAATGACTGGGCAATCTATGTAGACGATAAAAAATTTGAATTAGAAGTTGGTCAAGCTGTACTTTATAAAGGATGTGATCAAGAACATTGGAGACACGAACTTGACTATAATTATCACACACAACTTTTTCTACACTTTATAGAAAAAAACGGTAAATTCTATCCAGAATATGCCTATGATCGAAGACCCAATTTATACTACACACAATAAACGAGTAGAAAATGAACTACCCTACTTTGCAAGTAACTGATTTTTTAAATAATCCAAAGTATGTGTCTGATTTAGCTATGTCATTAGATTATACAGAAAAAGAACCTAAATATCCTGGGACTAGAACTAAAGCATTACATCAAATAGATAAAGATTTATTTGAAAATATTAATGGTAAACTCATCAGACTTTTATATCCAGACTATAATGTTTTTAGAAACGTATCATGGACAGGCACAGGACACTTTCAAAAAATAACATATGATGATGTAGAGTTTCATATTTTAAACAAAGAAAATTCTGGAAAGGGTTGGATACATCAAGACAATACTTCAAAATATACAGTTATATTATATCTTTCAAAAGAAGAAGGTTCTGGAACAGCAATATATTCTAGAAAAGATGGTTTTCATTTAACAGATTTTAAAAACGAAGATCAAGAATATAGAGAGAAAATTAAGTACAGTAACAATATTAAAACAAAAGATTTAAAACTTGATGAGTTTAGTAAGTGCTTTAATGACCATAAAAATAAATTTCAAACAGAATGTGTTTTCAATTCTTCATATAATAAGATGATAGCATTTGATGGTGCTACTCCTCATGGTGCAATTTATAATTTAAAACCTGGAGAAGAAAGAATAACATACATAAGTTTTTTCTATGAAATTTCAGCACCCTATAGCCACATAGCAGAGATGAGGAGAATATGAGAAGAAACATAATAGTAGCTAAAAAAGCCTTAAGTGCTGATTTGTGTAATACAATCATAGAAAGAGCAAAACCTAATTTTGAAAAAGCATACACTGGAATTGGTGATAAAATTAATTCTATAAGACAAAGTCAAGTGAGTTGGTTGACTGGTTCAATAAAACACTTAGATATATATACGCCAGTATGTCAGTTAATACACAAAGTAAACTCAGATTTTTATCATTTTGACTTAAGTGATCCCGAACCTTTTCAAATCACTAAATATGATGAAAGCAATCAAGGCTTTTATAAACCTCATGAAGACGGTGTTTACGATATGGTTCCTCAAGGTCAATCAGTTAGAAAACTATCTGTTTCTATACAATTAACTTCACCAGAACATTATGAAGGTGGTACTTTTCAGTTTCCAGATGATGAGGATAAATTCAATGTAGAAGATTCAATGGAACAAGGCACTGCTATATTCTTTCCTTCTTACATGAAGCATGGTGTTGTTCCAGTAACAAAAGGCACTAGATATAGTTTAGTTTGTTGGGTGCATGGTCCAAACTTTCAATAGGAGAAAAAATGTATTATGTAGTTTATGACAATTTTCTTAATCCAGAAGAATTTGGAATTATTAAACGATATTTAGGTCCAGGGGGTGGATTTCCTTGGTTATTGTCAGCAAGAATAAACACTCATGATACTAGTAATGATGCTATGTATTTTGCTACTCTTGTTCATCATAGTTATCATGATGGTTGGATTGGCGGAATTGAGAGAAGTCCTTTTGAATTAATTACATCAAAAATACATATGGAAGCAATTTACAGAATTAAATCTAACCTTTATTTTCCTAGTAAAACTGGAAAAGTAGAACATCACGCTCCTCATTGTGATTCTGATTTTAAACATCAAGGAGCTTTATTCTATTTAACAACATGTGATGCACCAACAACGATGGCAGACGGAACACAAATACAAGCTATTGAAAATAGATTATTATTGTTTGATGCTGCAACAATGCACTCTAGTTCATCACCCACAAATGTTCCATTTAGGATTACTATTAATTTTAATTATTTTGGTGCTGGTCTTAAAAAATCAATCATAGATGATATGTTAAATCCAATACCCATTGTAAGTTGTAATCCAGAAAAACTTGGTGATTTTTTTATTAAAAAATGAACAATAACATTATAAATTTTCCTTTGTTTAAATATTTTAATTCTTTTTTAGATTCTAAATACTATGAAGAACTAGAAAAACATGTGTATTCAAATGAGGTTAGTTGGCACTGGTCAAAATATACTCTTCATAAAAAATTTTATAATGTAAATAATGTTAAGGCAGAAGATGATAGTTTTCTATTTGGTAGATTAATTTTCCACGAAGAAGGAGACTTAGAAATAGATGAGATATGGAAACCTTTGATAGAATCTATTGAAAACCAATTCAAATCTAAGCTACACAGATTCAAGCTAAATTTATATACTAATCAAAACACTAAGATTATTACAACAAGTCATCATGATATTTGCTTACCTACTATAAATAAAGAGCCTGATCCAAAATATGAAATAATTATATTAAATTTTACAGATTGTAATGGAGGTACTAAAATAGGTAACTTAGAAGTAGCCTCACGAAGAAATGGTGCTGTTCATTTTGAAAACATTCATAAACATAGTGGCATTGTACAAACTGATGTGGAAAGAAGAATTTGTGCAAATATTGTAATTTATCCAAAAGAGTAGTATCATCATGCTATGCCTATTACATCTTTAAAATTTAGACCCGGTATTAACAAAGAAACAACCTCTTATACTAATAAAGGTGGTTGGAATGATTGCGATAAAGTTCGTTTTCGTTTTGGTTATCCAGAAAAGTTAGGTGGTTGGGAAAAGTATGCAACTTCAACTTTTTTGGGTGTTGCTAGATCATTGCACGCTTGGGCTAATCTACAAGGAAATAAATATCTAGGTTTAGGCACACAAATTAAATTTTATATTGAAGAATCTCAAGGATATAACGATATAACTCCAATACGCAGAAAAGTTGTGAATGGAGAGGTGGTATTCGACATTAGTGGTAACACCATTGCTTTTGCTGTTTCAGGAACAGTAGGCACTACAGGTCTTGGAGATGAGGTGATTAACGCACAAGCAAATGATACTCTTGCACCCGCATTTGTTACTGGTGTAAGTAGCACTGGTCAAATTGGCACTACAAGCTTTAACTTAGAAAATCCTGCAATGGCAACCTCTGTTGGAGATGTAACGATTGTAACATTTAGCAATAATGTAACTGTTACAGATTTTAGGAATGAATCATAATGGCGATTACATTTACAACATCAAGTTCAAGTTCTACGGTTACTGTTAATGACGGTTCTCACGGAGCCTTAGTAGGTGATTTTGTAACTTTAAGTAATTCAAGTACAGGTAACTCAACTCTTAATACACAACTAAATAAAGAGCACGAGATTATTACCGTTCCAACCTCTGGCACTTACACGATTACACTTAGCACTGACGCAGCTGCTACAATATCTAGTGCTGGCTCGGCAGATGCTGAATATCAATTAAACGTAGGTATAAACACAGTTGTGCCCGGTGATGGTTTTGGTGCTGGTACTTGGGGAGCCGATGGATGGGGTGATCCTTCTACTGAAACAGCTGGAGGGGGAACACTAAGGTTGTGGTCACAGGATAATTTTGGTGAAGATTTAATAATAAATCAAAGAGACGGTGGTGTTTTTTATTGGGACAAAAGTTTAGGAACCAGTGTAAGGGCAAAAAATTTAATTGAATTATCTGATGCAGCTCCAACAAAATCGCGTAAAGTAATTGTTTCAGAAAGAGATCGTCATGTGATTTGTTTTGGCACTAATGCTTTAGGAGAAACCGAACAAGATAGATTACTGATTAGGTTTAGCACTCAAGAAAACCCTTTTCAATGGATACCAAGTCCTATAAACACTGCGGGTGATCTTAGGATTGGTTCAGGTTCTGAAATTATAACAGCCGTCAAAACAAGAAGAGAAATAGTTGTTTTAACCGACACATCTGTTCATAGTATGCAGTTTATTGGTCCGCCTTTTACTTTTGGTATTACACAACTTGCAAGCTCTACCACGGTTCGTGGCTTCAACAGTGCCGTTGCAGTTGGTGATGCTGTTTTATGGATGGGTTATGATAGATTTTACGTTTATGACGGTCGTGTTCAAGTTTTACCTTGCACAGTAAGGGATCATGTTTTTGGAGATTTTAACGAGAATCAATCTGAAAAAGTATATGCTGGCGTCAATTCATCTTTTGGAGAAGTCTTTTGGTTTTATCCATCTCAATCTAACTCTCTTACCAATGGTGGTAACGGAGAAAATGATAAATATGTAGTCTACAACTACGATCAAAAAATTTGGTATGTTGGCAATCTTGCAAGAAGTTCTTGGATAGATAGAGGTGTTTATCAATATCCTTTAGCAACAGATTCTAATCTTGTGTATAACCATGAAAAAGGTAATGATAATGATGGCACAGCTTTTACATCTTTTATTGAATCAAGTCCTTTAGATGTTCAAGATGGCGATCAGTTTGTATTTTTAAGAAGAATGTTACCAGATATTAGTTTTGATAACAGTGATACTGATATAGCTGCAAGTGATAAACAAGCTGTTTTTGCACTAAAAGCACAAAGATCACCAAACGGTGGTTTTGTTAAAACGTCTACAAATACAGTTACACCAACAACAGAACTTAATCATTTAAGACTTAGGGGTCGTTCTTTTGGTTTAAGGGTGGAAAGCACTACACAAAAAGTAAACTGGAGACTGGGCACCCCTAGGGTAGACATAAGAGCGGATGGAGATAGATGAGTAGACAACTTGTACCACCAAATTTTCCTTTAGCCCCTGATGAGTATGACCAACAATATTTTAATGAAATGGTTAGAAGTTTAAGTCAATTAGTTACACAATTACAAAATCCGGGTGAGTTAAGGGGCACTAAGATTACTCTTACACAATTGCCTACTAGTGATTCAGGACTTGAAGTTGGGGCTTTATTTAATGATAATGGAACTGTTAAAGTAAAGACATAGACGTATAAACAAAAATAAGGTAGGATGTGCGTATGGACCAAGCACTTAAACAAGAAAACATACCATCAGGTGGTATAGCTGACTTCATCTACACAGACGAAGAGATAAAACTTCTTGAAGATAAGGAGCTACAAGATCTTTACGGTCAGAACGGAATAGCTCAGTTTAAGACTATTGGTAAAGAAATGGCTAATTTTGGTCGTTATGGTGATGATACCATAGCTCATGTGGAAACAGGCGAGCTAATCGTTCCACGAGCCTTGATAGAGAACAACCCAAAACTAAAAGAAAGTATATTTGGTCACTTGCGTGAGCTTGGCGTAGAAGATCCGGAAAGATATGTGGTTGGTACAAGCAAAAATAGTTTAAACCCAGAGACAGGATTACCAGAGTTTTTTCTAAAAAAGTTATTTAAAGGAGCTAAGAAGGCTGTTAGTTCTGTTGCAAAAGGTGTCAGCAGTGCATTAAAAGGTGTAGGTAAGGCGCTTAAAAAAGTGGCTCCAATTGTAGTTCCCATAGCGTTAAATTATTTTCTACCGGGGCTTGGGCAAATCTACTCAGGTGCATTAGGAGCGGGTATTACCTCACTATTGCAGGGCGGCAGTGTAAAAGATGCTTTTAAATCAGCTTTACTTGGGGGTGCTACAGGCGCTATATCTGCGGGCTTTTCTGGACCTAGGTCAGGACTAGATGGTTTTGGCAAAAACATAATGTCTGATGTAAATTATGGAACACAGAATATAAAAAATGCTTTTACACAGGGTAGCTTTAAACCATTAACAGACAGCAGTTTGACTAGTGTTCGTGATTTATTCAGTGAAGATACAGCCATAAAAAGTGACACTACTTTGTATGACGGCACTAAACCCGAAAGTATGATTCCAGAGGGTAGAAACCTTAGTGCTAAGAGCACTGAGAGTATAGGTACCAAGGTTCCTATGGGAACAGACCCTTATGTAGCCAGAGGACTTAGTCCAGAGGGGGTAAAACCCTTAATTACAGATGCGGGTATAGCCGGGGATTTATATTCCACTAAATTGGGCGGAGCAGATTTAAAAGACTTTGGTTTTCAAACAGACAACTTTTATGGTAAGGGTAATCTTGAGCTTAATCTTCCGAGATCTGATATTCCGGGTTTCACGCAACAATTAAGGGGTGGAGACCCAACTTTTGGTTTTCAAACCACTAATGTACCACCAAAACCCCAAACTTTTTTTGACAGAACAAAAGATTTTATATTTGGTAAAGACGCTAGTCGATCAGAAATTTTAACAAAAGCTGGTGAGTTACAAACAGAAGCAGCTGCTAAAAACCTTACTCTAAGTGGCAAACAAGCAATAGAACTGGCAGAAAAAGAGTTAGCTCCTAGCTTTTTAGAAAAATACGGACCGTCTACGGCTCTAGGTATTGCAGCATTATCAGGTTCAGGTGCTTTTGACGTACCTGAGCAGGAAAGAATAGATGATATAGAATCAGGTTATGACGTATTTCAAAGAGATCGTGACAAATATCTTGTAGGTGGAATACCATCGTCGGGTTCATCTACAAACATGGTAGCTCAATCAAGATTTCCTTTTGACTACACACCTTATACTTTACCCGGTTTTCCAATACAAAGAGTAGCTGAAGGTGGCGAAATTTTTCCAAGACGTAATGGTGGTATAAGCCCAAGAGAAGGCACACCGGGCAAAGATAGTGTACGAGCTATGTTGATGCCGGGTGAGTTTGTTATGACAACAGATGCCGTTAAAGGTTTAGGAGATGGTAACTTAGACAAAGGCATCAAAAACATGTATAGTGTGATGAGTAAACTAGAAAAGCGTGGAAAGGCGATGGCATAATGGCAGTAGAAGAAACCATACAAACCGTTAGAGAAACGCCCGAAATAGAAGCGTATCGTATTGGTTTATTAGAGTCAGCAAAAACTTTAGCTGACCAAGGTATTGAGCTACCCCCTCAGTTAGTAGCTGAGATGACAGGGCTACAAAGAGCCGCGGCAGAGCAACAGATGGCTGGACTAGGTTCTTTTTTACCATTTTTACAACAAGCTGGTCAGACTTTATCTGGAGCTGGACAGATGTTTGGAGGTGTTGAAGATGCCTTGCGAGCTGGTGCCGGTCCTGTTACAGATGAAATGCTGCAAAGGTATATGAACCCTTATCAAGACGCAGTTAATAAAGAAATTAACAGAGCTTTTGATATACAACAAAGAAATGCAGCCGCGAATGCCGTAGGACAGGGCGCTTTTGGTGGCTCACGAGCCTTTTTAGGTGATCTTGAAATAGGACGTAACAGAGCAGATGCTTTAGCTAGATCGCAAGCACAAAATTTTATGCAGGCACAACAAGCTGCTGAAAGAGAATTAGCCAGACAAACACAACTTGGTCAGGGTATTGCAGGGTTAGCTGGAGAGATGGGACAACTTGGATTAAGACAAGCTGCCCTTGGTGAAACAGGGCAAGCCTTGCAACAAAGAGACATTGATGCAGCTTTTAGAACAGGTTCTTTATTACAAGCACAAGATCAAGCAAGATTAGATGCACAAAGACAAAGTAATTTAAATCAATTGTATGAACCTTATCAAAGACTTGGATTTTTATCTGATATATATAGTAAGACTCCAACTTCTCAATCAACTATTACACAGGCAAGCACACCTAATGTATCACCGTTTCAGCAATATTTAGGCCTCGGTATTGCAGGATTATCAGCGGCAGCAGGGGCGCAGAAAGCAGGGTTATTCGGATGATGAACAGAGC